CGGTTTCCGTTACTTTTCCATATCCTTAGGAGAAATCGTGATTAATATCCCAACTTACGCGGCAGTGATCCTGCATTTTGCATGGAAGGCTGTTCGAGTATCATCGGGACGCGATTTTGAGATCGCAAATGAGGTTATCAGCCTGTTCGAGAAGTTTCTTCTCGAACAATCTAGACCCCATCGGCGAGTTCACTATAATGACTTTCTTACGAAAGCATTAGAGCTCTTTAGCGAACAATGGCATAGTAAAGTATTCCCGGGAGATTTTTAGACGCGTATGCGCCTGGCCTTGACAGCCAGGGATTAAGGCATGTGCTACCCTTAATCCATCGTACTACTGTGTTACGCAGCGGTACTCCGCTATCCTTTAAAGGATTATGATGAGTAGAACTGACTTCAATATTAACTTCTTCCAGAACAATACGTATTACGAAGAGCGTAGGACTCGCACTTTCAGTGATGCCCCGAAGCATGTTCTCTCTTCGGACAAAACTGTTATTACGAACCCTGCACCCGACGTATCGCATTGGTCTGTGAATAATCGGATATCGAGGTCTGGTTCTGTGACGCCGAATTACTTCGCGGTACTTCGTGCAAAGAAATACGTTCCAGGGCACGCCTTTACGTATAGCAAGGCTATATATTGGGCATACCGTGAGACGTATAATTCTACGTCATATGATAACTATGGAAATCTTACCGGAACTCGGTTCCGGGAAGGGATATACCAAACTGGTCAGAGTCCTACTCTTTCCGGCCAATGGTATAATCCTCCAGAGTTCTTTCTCTCATCAGCTGAACTTGACTCCTACGAAGCAATTATGCAGAATCAGATTCTCCGGCAGATCAAAGATCTAAAGGTGAATTTGATGCAAGTGATTGCAGAGCGGGATCAGACAATTCGCCTAGTAACTGACGTAATTAAATCAGTTACCGGGGTCGTTCATGGCTTGCGCCATGGGGACATTGTCGGCGCCGCTAATTCCGTCGGGATACATATCTCGCGGTCTAAGCGTCGTCGGTTCAGTCGCGACTTTAAGCGGAACCAGTCGAAGGCTATCGCCAACGCCTGGATTGGCTTTCAGTACGGTGTTAAACCACTGCTTGATGATGTTCGGGGTGCAGCTGAAGCCCTTGCTAAGTTAATGCAAGAGCGTCCGCCTACCCAGAAAGTCTCATGCCGCCGAACAGTTAAGAACTCGCTCTATCAGAAAGGTACAGTAATGAACCCTTCTACTGGGCAAGTCTATAACCGTGTCGACGTTGCTGATTACCAATATGACTTTACCATGAGAATCTGGTATCGTCCTAGCACAACGGTGTCTAGTATCCCGTCCTCACTCGGTCTACTTAACGTAGCCAGTATCGCATGGGAGCTAACGCCTTGGTCGTTCGTTGTTGATTGGTTTTATCCAATTGGAGCTTTTCTTGAAACACTCGATGCTACTATTGGCGTCGAGTTTGTGGATGGAAGCTTCACAACGTTCGTTAAGCGTAATGCTTTGCGTACTTTGCAATATCGAAACGATTATGGTGCTATTGGGTGGGAAAGCGCTATGGGGTCTTCTAGAGCTGAAATTGTCTATTGCAATCGGAAAATCTATACAGGTTTTCCGACGCCTAGACTTCCTCGGTTAAAGAATCCCGCTAGTATGACCCACTTCTATAACGCCATGGCATTACTACGTCAACAATTTCGTTAACGTAGAACTTCAAGAGGTATTTACAATGACGGCAATCGCCACATTGACTTTGGCTGATGGTCAAGCGACCCCAGCCAACCACACCTTTGCCCCCGTCAATATCGACGTGGCAGGGGTAGCCCGTTGGGCAGACCGTTCTTCCGGTATTGCCCTGGGTTTTCCCGTCATCAGCTTTTCGCTGCGTGCTCCTAATAAAACGAGCCGTAACTACAAGCTGACCGCGAAAGTGGTCACTCCTGTACTGGAGGTGACGTCGCCATCGACGAGCACCGGCATTCAGCCGGCCCCGACGAAGGCATATGACATCACCTTCAATGTGGAGGCGACTCTCCCGGAACGTTCAACGCTTCAACAGCGCAAGGATGCGTATGCATACTTGAAGAACTTCCTGGCGAACGCCACGGTTATGCAAGCCGCAGTCGAGAATTTCGAAAGCGTCTACTAACCATTCACCGCCCTAGGGCGATAGGAGTATCACTATGCCATCAAAGAGGCAAAGTGCCGAGCTAGTTAAACTAGCTCGTACTTTTCGCGTGCCATCGTCGGTAACCGACGCCGCCATCTATGATTTTCTTCAGTCCCTTGACTGTCCGAGATCTCTTGCTGTTTGGTTGCTCTACAGTAATGCAGAGCACCAACAGCTTGTTGATCTTGACATCGATCCTATGCACTATATTAGTGCAACCGGATTTCGGGATGCTTACGCCGCAACAATGTTCCTCGGTAAGTCCAATTTCTTGAAATTGGACGTGTCGAAGAAGGATGCTGCATATAAAAAGTTTTTTCAGTATGAAGAACTTTGTAAGCATACTAACTCTCGCTTTCGGAATTTAGCGTTAGATCCGAATTACCACGGATCTAATGTTTGGCTGCTAAATGCTACCATTCAGAAAATCGCTAAAATCCTAGGTGAGTTTCAGCCTGAAGAGATGATAGATTCGGCTAATTGGGGCCCGGGCGTGTCTACCTTACTCAAAGGTGAGCACGTTTCGGCCATCAATAAGTTCCATTCGGAGAATGGAATAACGCGAGACCTGTACTCCCTGGTAGAGCCGTGGTTTTTCACTGCCTACCCCCTGTGGTGGGAGCAGTTAGTGTCTACCCATGGCACAGACTGCTTTAACTATCAGGTCGGGAACAAAATTGTCACCGTACCGAAGAATTCTAAAACTGATCGAGTCATCGCCGTGGAACCAGGGTTAAATCTTTGGTTCCAGAAAGGCGTTGGATCTATGATCAGACGTAGGCTTCTTCGGTGGGGTATCGATCTTAGGGATCAGACTAGGAATAAAGAGCTAGCGCGTCAGGCCTCGGTTAGTGGCCTTCTCGCAACAGTTGATTTCTCGTCTGCATCCGATTCCATTGCCCATAAGCTGGTTCGGGAGCTTTTGCCCCCGGACTGGTTTAAGGTAATGGAGTTGCTTCGATCTCCCCTCGGCCAGCATGACAAGTCTACTATTCGATGGGAAAAGTTCTCCAGTATGGGGAACGGTTTCACATTCGAGTTAGAGTCTCTTATCTTTTTCGCTGCGGCTTTGGCCGTTCGCGATTACGTCAAAGCAGTTAATCGTTCTGACGCAGATGGAGAGATTAGTGTGTACGGTGACGATGTCATCTTACCCACTTCTTGTTATGCTATCTTTGCTGAATTCAGTGCATTCCTTGGATTCAAAGTTAACCCTGATAAAAGTTTTTACACGGGGTTATTCCGAGAGTCCTGTGGAGCTCACTGGTTCAACGGCGTCGATTGCAAACCGATCTTTCTTAAGGAAAGAGTCCAAGATGTACAAGCCATTTACAAGCTGGCTAATAGTGTCCGGATGCTGGCTCATCGCCACGGTTCTCATCGTGGTTGTGATTCTCGCTTCCTCAACACTTGGCGTCGTCTTTTCTCAAGGGTTCCGAACTCTCTACGGTTCGGGGTCTCAAGAGAATGTGGCGACATCGGCTTCATCGTAAATTTTGATGAAGCTCGCCCAGCCTTGGCCTCGTATGGAATCGAAGGATACTATACGAGTGCAATGCTTGAAGTTGGTGTTAATCACCAACTGGACAGCCTAGCAGTCTTATTGACTAGGCTTCGTGACGTCCGTGGCCCATTGAGACGGGCCACGGACGAGTTTTCGACGCTCGCGTATGGAAACACTTATACGCTGAGAGGCCGGACTAAAACTCGAATTTCTCGAGTTCTAGTACCTCGGTGGTACAACCTCGGACCCTGGATTTAGTTCAGGGTTTTGTTGCAGGGTGCTATAACCCTCCCGTGAGGGAAGGCCGCATGTTTATTCATGCTGCTGGGTTATGAGTAGTCTGCTGGTGAGGCCAACAAACCTCCTTCGGG